ATTGTGCCTGCTCATCGGTCGATTGCCTTGGTTCTGCACACGATCAGCGTTACGCAGATTAGCAAATCGGTTGTTCTTCTTATCGAGGTCGATGTGATCAATCTGAGACTTCGGCCACTCGCCCGTGACGTATAGCCACGCGACGCGATGCGCGTAAAAGTACGCGCTATCGATGCACAGTTGCCAATATCCCGCACCAGAAATCCGGCCTGCAACCGCGCCAGCTTTCAAGCCCCGACGTGAATGCCGCCAGGTGAAAACCCCGGTGTCCAGATCGTAGTTCAACAGTTCACGCACGCGAGCGGCTGTCATTGACCGTTCTTTCTGCGCTTGCCGCTGTTCTTTTGACCCGGTCATATCATTTCGCTCCAAACACGGGCCGGAAGGTCTGCCCATCCCACTCAACCGCGCCATAGCGCCGGATCATTTCCAGCAACGCGTTAGCACTCACGACACATTCCCCTGTCATTTCAGGGCGGCCGGAACCCCGGCCACCCTATTTTTGTGAATCGTCAACAGTTGTGTTTACGCCAACTGCAAGGCCTTGGCAATAGCCTCGACCTTGTCGTCCGACGTGAGGCGCAGAACGGCGATAGCCTCGTCGAGCGTCGCGCCGGCGATCAGGAACGGTGCGTTCGGCATCAGCCAGTCATGCAGCGACTTGCCGCTGTCCAGCGAAGCGTCCTTGCGCTTTTGCAGGTCGTCCGCGACCTTGTTGCCGAGCACGAATGACGGCGCCGCAGGCACCACCGGCGGAGCGGTCGGGATCGGAGGTGGCGGCGCTGGCGGAGCCGCGACGGCCGGTGCAGGTGCAGCAGGACGTTGCAGGAATGCCGGAATAGACAGGTCGCCGGGGATGGACTGGTCCGGCACCGCCGGTGCGGCGGTTGGGATCGGCGCGGGCGGCGGAGCGCTGGCGGTCGCCGGATCGGGCTGATTTTTCGGCTTGCGGCCGCGCTTGCCCGGCTGTTCGGTAGCGGTCGTTTCCGTGGTGCCAGCGGCCACTGGCAAAGCAGTCTCGCCGCCATCGACGAGCGAGAACGCCCGAAGAATGGTCCCCTTCTCCGCCTCGAGCACACCCACCGCCTCGTTGAAAGAGCCGACTTCGAACGCCAACTCCAGCGGCGGGTGTGATAGTTTAACCATAATCGTCATGAGTGGAATCCTCTGTTGCATACGTATGCCCTCGCACTATAATTCGCATAAATGTTTACGGTCAACAGAAATCGTTGCATCTCAACAGAAGAATTTTTTGGAACTCTCTTGACATGCGATAGTTACTGACCGAATCACTTGGGGTATGACAATGGCCAAAACCACACGAGTAGGTCGACCGGCGAACAAAGTTCGCAACGTCGACACAATACAGCCTGGCACCCGTCGAACGACCGGTCAGGTTTCACTTCGCATGTTGGAAAACCTTGCCGATGATATGAAATCGGGACGGATTCCACTCGATCGAATGACAGTGTCCGATACCGTGCAAGCGGGTCTGCGCATCATCGTTCGCAAGACGGGAGGCATTTCGTTTCACGCTCATTACGAGGTGAACGACAGCCGGCCCATGCTCAAAATCGGCGAGCATCCCGGTACGACGCTCGAAAAGGCGCGTAATTTGACCAAGATCATCCGCGACCTGGCGAACAAGGGTATCGACCCGCAAGAAGGGCTGCACGATCGCCTTTTGCGCGAACTGGAAATCAAAGGCGCCAGCTGGCGTCCCTAAATCACGGCGGACTACGGGTAGCGCATGCGAATTTGGCGCGTGCTACCCTTAGTCCGTATGTGTTTTTGTTGACAGTTCACAAGATATGGGACATATTCACCGTCCCATGCCCGACAGTTACGCAATCGTCAAAGCGCTGAACAACGCTGATTTTGAAGCGCTGACGCTGTGGAACACCGCGCAAGGCTGGCAAGCGAATCTGCAACGTGAGCGTGGCGGCGGCTGGAACGTCTGTATCGCCCCGCGCCCCGGCGATGCGATCGCGGCTTGTCTCAGCGTCCCTGAAATCCCGCCCCCGCCCTGTTGATGACAGACGCCGCCATTTCCTCACAACTAGCCTACTACGCGCGCCACGGCGCCGCGCTCTTTCCGATTCCGGCTGGCAGCAAAGTCCCGACCGGCATTATCGCGTCATTCAAGCACGATCACTCGTCGGATCCGGCGCAATGGTACGCGTGGTCCCAACAGAACCCCGGCTGCAACTTCGGCGTCGTTGGGTTCGCCTCGCGCTGGATCATTGTTGACGTCGACACAACCGGCGACCGCGACGAAGCGTGGGCGCTCTGGTGTGAACTCTGCGCGACCTGGCAAATTCCCGTCGCGATGCCGCACGTCCAGAGCGCCAATCAGGGCTGGCACATCTACTTTTCCGTTCCCGCTGATATGGACGCCGCGCAACTGCGTCAGCCGGACGCCATCAAAAAGCGCATCAATATCCGCTGCGTTGGCTACACCGTTGCCGCCGGCAGCACCTTCGAAGGCAAGCCCTACATTCTGCTCTCCGACGCAGCGCCCTATCCTGCACCGTCTGCGCTTATTCAGCACTGCACCCGCACCGCCACACCCTCGCCGTCCCTCAAGCAGACCGGCACGCGCGACCGCGGCGACGTCGCCGCGCTCCTAACATGGATGAATGAGCGCGGCGCGTTTGCTGCTTATGAGGATTGGTGCGCCGCCGGCATGGCCGTGAAGGTGGAATTCGGTGACGATGGACTCGACCTGTGGCGCTTGACCCACGACGAGACGGTCGACAGCGACACCGAAACGACCAAATGGCAGTCGTTCGCATCGGAGCCGACGAGTCAAAGCGTCACCCTCGCGTCGCTGCTGGATCGCGCGCAAAAGATGGGCTGGCGCGGCAGCGTGCGGAAATCCACATCCGCAATGTTCGACGGCGTGGCTGCGCTTGCCGCAGCTGCCGGCGCGACGCTACCAGCTCCGACCGGAATGCCTATGCTGGCCGGGCAAGAGGTGCTGACGGAAATCGGCCGCCCGGTCCTGACCGAATTCCTCGCCTCGACTCAAGATGCCCCCGCGCGCCCCGCCTCGAGCGATTATCCGCAACTGCCCGACGCGCTGTCCGGTCATGGCCTTTTTAACCTGTTGCGCGACGCCGTCTCGCGCATCGTGGCCATGGGCGAGTCCAAGGCGAAGATGAGCCGCACGACGCACGCCGCGGCCATTCTGTCTCTGGTTCACCAGGACATTTACGCTGCTGTCTGTCGCCGCCTCGCCGCGATCGGCAATCCGCTACCCGAACGCGCGATCAAGCTCGCCGCGAGTGCCTACGCCGACAAGGTCGAACGCGTTTTCGTCAAACAGGACGACTGGATTTACGACGCTAAAGGGCAAATCGAACAGAACAACTCCGACAACGTCGCGGTGTTTCTCGGGATCGTGAGCGCGGAAGTGCGCTGGAATGCGTGGCTCGAGCGCATGGAGATTCGCGGCTTCGAAGGTCAATATCCCGATTGGGCATATCTTGACGACTCCGTGGTGCGCAAACTCCGCACACGGGCCAACCGCACCAAGACCCGTTTTGTTCCGGGCGAGAACTTCTTTTGGGATTCGCTGTTCGCCATCGCCTATGCGAACACGGTCGATCCGGTGTGCGATCGCCTCGACGAACTCGCCGGCGCGTGGGACCGCCAGCCGCGCCTCTCAACCTGGCTGACGCACACATGCGGCGTACCGTGCGATCCCTATCATCAGGCGGTCGGCCGCAACATCATCGGCGGCATGGTGCGCCGGATCCGCGAGGCCGGATGCAAGCATGACACCATGCCGATTTTCTATGGGCCGCAGGGCACCGGCAAGTCGACACTGGCGGCCATCATCGCGGATATGGGCTTCTCGAGCCTGGTCGATATCGAACTCGGCGCCGGGCAACACTTCACCGACTCCGTCCTGCTTGGCGACGCCGCGAAAGAGTTGGTCCTGTCGCTGGCCGGCAAGACCGTCGCGGAAATCTCCGAAATGGGCATGCACGGCTCCGCCAATGCGAGCCACGTGAAGGCCATGGTGTCGCGTGCGATCGATGCAGGCCGCACCGCCTATGCGCGTTCCGTGACAGAGCGGCCGCGCCGGAACATTTTCATCGGCACCACGAACGATGCCTTCCCGCTCGCCGATCCGACCGGCAACCGTCGCTTCCTGCCGGTGCTGATCGCGCAGGAATTGGACCTCAAATGGCTGCATGAGAACATCGGTCAGGTCATCGGCGAGGCCGCAGCGCTGCACACCCAAGGGCACGATTTTGCCATCCCGCGCGAGGTGTGGGCCGAAGCAGGCGAGCGCCAGGAGGCCGCGCGGCAAGAGTCCGATATCGAAACCATGCTGGTCGATTGGCTCACTCCGACCGAACACACATCGGACGTTTCGTTCATGACGTGCGCCGACATGGTGCAACTGGCATCGTTCGCCGGCTGGCGTGGCGGCTCGACCGCGGCGCTGCGCGTGGCGGTCCTGCACCGGCTCGGCTTCCGTAACGACACGACCAAAATCGGCGGCAAGGCAACAAAGGTTTGGGTCCGCGGCAACTGCCGGCCGAGCGATATCGTGCGCCGTGGCGTGCGCTACCTGCCGAGCGTCGACGGATCCGGCCGACCGCAAGTCACCATTCGATCATTTGCCGCGGGCGAATTGGCGCCGGAAGTGCCGGGCATTCCGAGTCGATCGATATGAGCAGGGCCTTATACAATGAAATCGATTCTTACGCTGCGGCGTGGCTCCGAAATCTTATTTCGCGGGGACTTATCGCAGACGGTGACGTGGCTGAATGCTCGATCGAGGACTTACGTCCGTCCGATCTCATCGGATACACACAGGTTCACCTCTTCGCCGGCATCGGCGTCTGGTCATATTCGATGCGCCGTGCCGGGTGGCGCGACAACCGCCCCGCATGGACACTCTCTTGCCCCTGCCAGCCTTTCTCCGCGGCAGGCAAAGGCGGCGGGTTTGATGACGAGCGGCACTTATGGCCCGCAGCGTTCCACCTTATCGAGCAGTGCCGCCCTCCAGTCGTTCTTGGCGAGCAGGTTGCGAGCAAGGACGGCCTCGCTTGGCTCGACCTTGTTCAAACTGACATGGAAGGAGCGGACTACGCCTTCGGGGCGATCGATACCTGCAGTGCGAGCGTCGGTGCGCCGCATATCCGACAACGACTCCGATTTGTCGCGCGCGAGCTGGCGCAGCCCCACGAAGGGCAACGGGGATCGCGGTGGACAGGAGCCGAGCCAGCGCGAGGGGCATTGCCTGAATTTGCAAGACCAAGTTCTGATTGCGGGCTGCCCGACGCCCCGGATGGAGGACGGCGAGTCGAGCGGAGCGCGTTGGAGCCGGGGCAAGTTCGACACGCTGACAGCGGTGGCGACGCATCTTGCATCGAGGCCGACTCCCATGGCGGGAACGCCAGCACAGAAGGGCTACAACGAGGCGGGCAACACGGACAGCGGACGCAAGACGGCGTTCCTGTGCGGGGCGAACATCAAGGGTTCGGGCATAACGGCGGACCCGAATTGGAGCGGCCCGGCCCGACTAACGGTTTCTGGCGCGATGCTGACTGGCTGTTCTGCCGGGATGGAAAGTGGCGGCCAGTTGAACCCGGCTCATTCCCGCTGGCTCATGGCGCTCCCTCGCGAGTGGGACGACTGCGCGCCTACGGCAACGCGGTCGACGCGGAAGCCACGCGCGAATTCGTCGAAGCCGTGATGGGTTGCCTCTAGACTCTCGTCGAATAAGGCTATAATTCCTAGGTATCGATTCGCCCGGGACCGCGCCATGCCGTCATCGATGCTAACCCACGCGCAAATCTGGACCGCCCTCGACCGCCTGGCCGCGCGTGCCGGTCTGTCGCCATCTGGCCTCGCCAAAAGGGCGGGCCTCGACCCCACCACCTTCAACAAGTCGAAACGCGTCACGCCGGAAGGCCGCGCCCGCTGGCCGTCGACCGAATCGGTCGCGAAGTCGCTCGACGCCACCGGCATCAGCGTCAGCATGTTCCTGTCACTGATCGGCGACAGCAACCGCGGAGCGGCACAGACAGTGCCGGTAATCGGGTTCGCGGAGGCCGGTACCGGTGGATATTTCGACGACGCAGGCTTTCCGGTCGGCAAAGGATGGGATGAAATATCATTCCCGGCAATCAATGACACTCACGCCTATGCACTGGAGATTTCCGGCGACTCGATGAAACCCGCTTATCGCAAGGGCGACATTATCCTGGTGTCACCGGAGGCACATGTGCGCAAAGGCGACCGGGTCGTGGTCAAGACCAAGCACGGCGAAGTGCTGGTCAAGGAACTCAAGCGCAAGACCAGCAAGACGCTCGAACTGGTTTCGCTCAACCGCGAACACGCCGACCGCACGCTACCGATGCCCGATGTACTATGGATCGCACGCATCGTTTGCGTAAGTCAGTAAAATGCGCGCCATTCTCATCATCGCTGTGTTCGCCGTCGCGGCTTACCTGGCATTCGCCCCGTCTCCCAAACCGGAGACGTACGGGGACATTGCGCGGCGTGAGTGTCAGCGCGAGCAGCCGTCCGAAATGAAAGCGTGTGTCGAGCGTAAGTTGATCGCCCGCGCCGCAGAGCGATTCAGCGAGCGCCCTTAGCCTCGCACTCGCGCACTGCAGGCATGATGTGTTCGTGACCGCCTACGCGGCCCGTCACCTGCATGCCGAACACTTCCACGGTGCTCATACCGCGCGACGCGGCCGGGCGAAACACCGCCTTCCAGCGGGTGATTCCGGTGCCGACCACGTCAGCAATCTGCACCTCGTTGTCCAGGTCGACCTTTCGGACCTCGTCGCTGCCGATCGCCCGGAATGTGCACGCTGCGAGCGCGCGGTAGTCGCCTCGCACTGTCTCGGTCCCGACCGGCACCGACGTCATGAGCGGCTGTTCGGTCGCGCAACCGGCTAGGCAAAGCATGGCGAGCAGGAGCAGATGGTTTCGCATGGCGGGAATTTGGCGGGGCGCGATGTAGCGATCAAGTACCATTACGAGTTGACAGTAAATCGGTGTAATTACAGGTTGACACTATGATTTCGTCAATGATTTAGAGCAAAGTTACAAAGTTGAATATTAGCCGGAATTTTTAAGTTACTGAGGTTACTATATAAAAGGCGTTTGTAACTGGCGTAACTGGCGTAACCGGCCTTCTAAGACCCGTATAGACTTCTACACATCTTACTATAGTTAATAAATGGTTAATTTAGGCTGTTTCTGACACTTAATAATACTTCGGTTTCTCTAGTTACATAAGTTTATTCAATAGAATCAAAGAGATTTTGTAACTCCCAAAACTTTTGAAACCGACCCTACTCCACTTATCCGTATACAGCGCAAACCGCCATTGGCGATCGAAACGTAACCGCGCGGTGTCGGCGTCAGGAAAACTGTCAACTCATAATGGGATTTTATTTGGAACGAACAGTGAGATTATGTGTTGACAGTTTACAGAAAGGCGTTACGTTAGACGCAAACAGGGAGTGAAATGACATGGAAAATGAACACAGCAAGCCGACGCCGGGGCCGGTCGAGACCATCTGCGAGCCAGCGGAATGCTTTCCCGAGTGTGGCGACCCTTCTTGCCCATATACCCACTTCGATATGTGGCGCGTCGGGAGCGAGACATTTCACACCCGAGAAGCGGCGGAACGCGCCTGCGCCGCCATCGCCAGCGTCGAGGCCCGCAAATGACCCTCCCCTGTCCCGACTGCGCCGGCTCGGGCCGCTCGTACAGCGTCCGCGGCGCTCACGACCCCTCCCCGCGGTTCACGGGCGCCTGTGAGGCATGTGACGGATCCGGCGACCAGGCGTGCTCATCGCTGCGGTGCGCCGGCGTGGCGGAAGGCAGGAATGAGGATGGTGAACCCCTATGCGTCGTTTGTTTGCATAATTTCGTTGACGATTCACAGATATTGATGCAAGGTGCAGCATGATTGACGCATTGCAGGCATTTAGTCCGTGGGACGGTCTGATCGCCGTCGCCTGTGTTGCTGATGCGATCCTGGTCCTTTTTATTGAACAGAGGTTGAAGTGATGACCCACCTCGATCCAGCGACGGTAGAGGAATGCGACCGGCTGAAAACCCGGATCGCTGGCCCGCTTCCTCAGCAGACCGTAAGCGGCAAGCCGATCGACGCCTTTCGGCTTATCGTCTCACAGGCCGAACGCGATCTGCTGCTTTCCGCCATCCGCTCTCTGACTGCGGTGCGAGAGATTCAGAGTTCTGACGGCGGCGTCGTTCTGCCACCCAAAGATTTTGCGCGTGTATACAGCGCGATCACTGCGGCGAAAGACGTTCTCCGTGGCCATGCAAAGATCGATTATGACGCGGACAATCATCCGCAACCTAACTTCGCGTTCGAAGTAGAGCAGCAATGCAAAGAGGCACTAAACGTTCTCGACGAATGCAATGAAGGCTTCCAGTCGAGATGTGACGGCCCGTCAGAAGCCATCGACGCCCATAAGGCGCACGCTCTCGCTTGGCATCGTCAGATCGTCGAGGCTGGCGGCAGCGAGAGTGTCGCGCATCAAGCCGTGACGCTGGCGGCCCTTAACGGTCTGTTCGATCACATCAAGTCAGATCCTGTCGTGAGGCAGGATTGCGCCCCGGCTGAGACCGCCGACAAGAATTGCGTCACCCTCCCGAACGGCGACTGCATCGGCAAGGGCTGCATGCACGACGACTCCTCCCATCCGGTCGCGGGGTTGACGGAGGAAACACCGCTCGATGTTCTAAATGGCATTCGAGATGCATTGGAAAGTCGCGGCTACGTTCACATGGCCAATGGTCGCGATATTGGCAATCTCATCGACGAGTTACGCCGTCTTACGTCCTCGCCTGTGAGTGAGGAGGAGTTGGGCAATGCGATCAGGCAAAACTGCATCATCGCGCTCTGGCAAGATGACGCTGATGCGCTCGCCCGCGCCCTTCTCAGCCAATTCAGCATCGGGAGGAAGTGATGGCGTGCAGGGTGACAAAGGCCGGCATCAAACCGTGCAAGGGATTAGCGGCCGTTGTGCAGTCGCCATATGAACGCGGATCGCGTCGGCAAGGCGTAGCCATCCATCACATGGTCAGCATGAAGACCGGGGACTTCACGCGCGATCTCGTGGTCCTGAAATCCGGCGATCACGGCAAGAAGGGCATTGTCATGAACAATTGCCCATTCTGTGCCAAGCCGCTGTTGAAGGAAGCCCGCCCATGACCGACATGCGCGCTGCACTGGAGCAGATCCAGGCGATCAAAACCGGAATTCATCGATGCGCGCGAAGGCAATATGACGCCTATAAGCCGGTTGCGTCTCCGGTGTAGCGAGTGCGGATCCCGCGATATTGCATCCTATCTGCCAGCGTTTGAGGACGATGCAATTCAGTTTATGCGGAAAGAATAATTTCCGTTGACAGTTCGCAGATAGTATGCGACGGTGCGGCCAATAGGAGCCGTCCCTGTCATGTTCAACCCGCTGCATGTCATTTCGGCCGCCATCGCCTCGGCTGCGATCGAGAAAATCGACGAAATTCCGTTCCGGGTGTTAGGCTCTGCTGCCAACAA